AGCAGCAATTACGATGCATTCAGCACACCCTTCGCCAAAGTAGGTGGTGGCAACCTTTCGCTGCCATACGTCAACGGCAGACACAGCACTGGTGGATACATTCCATTTGGAATTGACAATATGTATCCAGAACTGCTCAATCAATTGGTATTTAGCTCACCACTGCATGGTTCCATCGTGGACTACAAGACCAACGCTGTCATTGGTGGTGGCTTTGACATCAAAGTTGATGGAGCAACAGCAAAGGACTTGCTTGAGTTGTACACATTCGAGAAAAAAATCAGCATCAAGAAAATTGCAAGAGCAACAACTGAGCAATTGATTGTGCACAATCGTGTTTACTTCCGATTGTCCTTTGATGACAAGATGCAACTCAAGCGAGTGCACAACGTATCCCCTGAAAAGGTGCGCAGAGCACGTCAGCTAAATGACTACTTTATTTGTGAAGATTGGGCGAGCAGAATCGATGTTCAGACCATCAAAAAGTATCATCCAACTTGCACTGATCGTGAGCAGTTATTTGTGTATGAGGTCGAGACCTTAGGGCAAGATTGGTATCCGCTGCCAAAGTACACCTCCGCACTTAATTTTGCATTTTTGTCGGGCGATTTGTCATTTTTTGCCAAGAGCAACATTCAGAATAGCATCTTCCCATCATTTGCAATCATGTTCCCGAAAAGACCGCAATCAGAGGAAGAGAAAAATGTTCTGCGTCAGACCATCGACAAACTTAAAGGGGCTCAGAACGCTGGCAAGACTGCAGCATTTTTTGCCAACTCCCCTGACCAGCTTCCCAAGATTGAGAGCATTCCAACCAATTCAAATGACAAGCTCTTCCAGGAAGCATCAGGATTGAATACTGAGCAGATTTGTTTTGCCCATACCATTGACCCGATACTCATGGGTGTGCGCACTACCGGCTCACTTGGAAGTGGTAGCGATATCAAGCAAGCATACGTCATATTTGAAAAGAATGTTGTGATGCCACTCAGAGAGCAAGTGCAAGATATTTTCAACGAGATTCTACACATTGCCAAGCTCGGCTTTGCTGACTTCAAAATCAACAACTTCCAAATCATCAATGAATCAATAGTTGAAATCGAAGGAGATGCATCGAAAACATCTGACGCACTAAACTCACTAAGCCCATTGGTTGCTACCAAGGTACTTGAGCAGATGACCACCAACGAGGTCAGAGCACTTGCCTCACTTCCACCGATAGCTGGTGGTGATGTCACTCAAGCACAAGCAGCAGCAGCACAATCACAAACACCTCAAGCGTAATGTTGTACTTCATCACTGAATCCTATCTCAAGACCAACACACCTATCACAGCCAATGTGGATGTGACTGATGTATTCCCGTATGTAGCCACTCAAGCACAGCTCCGAGTGATGCCGATATTGGGCACCGTATTCTACAACCATATGCTCGAGGCATACAATGACCAAACTCTCACACCTGAGGAAGAGATGCTCGTGCAATTTATTCAGCCGGTCATCGCATGGCGCTCGGCAGAGGATTGCGTATTCGGGTTGACGTATCAGCTCAAGAACAAAGGACTTCAACAGCAGAGTGGTGACTACTCGCAGCCAGTAGGGCGCAGTGAGGTCGCATTCGGCATGGAGCACTATGCTCAGAAAGCATCATTCTTTGAGATGCGCCTAATCAGGTACCTGGTCAAGAACCGAGCAGAATATCCTATCTTCATCAGCCATGAAAATCGTGACACTGACCTTCGCCCACAAATTGAGTGCGGACAATGCACCGGTGATTGCTTCATGAATGGTGTGTGGAGCTGTGGATATCCACGCAACAATGGATACAACAATCAAATTCTTATCATCTGATGAAGCACACTTCTCTCGCAATCTTCGCATCATTGTTCACCGTACTCGCACCTGTGCAGCCATTGGTATTGGTTGCCATTTTGGCTATATTCATCGACACCATATTCGGAGTTTGGCGCTCAGTGAAGCAAGGTGGTTGGAAAGCATTCAAATCTCGCAGATTGAGCGACACAATTGGCAAGTCAGTACTTTATTGCGGAGGCATTGTGTTCGCCTTCCTGATTGAGAGATTTATCGCTGGTGATATCATCGCTCACTTCATTTCGGTTGAGCTCATCATGACAAAATTTGTGGCTTTCTTTTGCGTAGTGGTTGAGGTCAAGAGCATCAACGAAAGCTATGAAAGTGTAACAGGCAAGAATATACTTGCAGCGATGCGTAAGTTTGTGACCAGGTCCAAGGAAGAGTTGGATGGTTGGAAGTAACCCCACTCAGTTATGACTGAGAACCCCCCGGTGACCCGTTGCCGGGGTTATTTACTTAATTGAGGTGTAAAACACTTATAATGTCCAGTAAATTGCGCAAAATACTGGACATTTGTACGTTTAAAAACAAGTTATGGTCAGAGCATATACCGATAAGCAGCTACTCGACAAGGTCAAAACGCTGCCAAACTTCAAGAGCATCCCATCAGAGCATTGGATTCTTGGTGTACGATCTAATGAAGACAATCCAAACAGCTTCGATGACAAGTTCTACCTCTTCAAGGGCGAGGAGTTTGTATGGATGACATCAGGCACAACCAATCCAGGCACACCTACTCTAAAGCAATTTGAGAAAGTAAACAAAGACGGTGCTGCGATTCTCAAAGCAGACACCTGGTACTATAATGTATGGAAGTTTGGCAAGCACAACGGTAAAGTGGATGCGCTGCTTCAGCTTGGTGCATCGGTCCAGGTGTATCGTGACATCGACAAGGATGACAGCAGCGAGGAGCAAGGTAAGTGTGAAAGCGGCTATTTTGGTATCAACTTTCACGCTAACACATACGACTTGAGCAAGCCATCAGGCAGCTCGATTGGTTGGTGGTCAGCTGGCTGCCAAGTGGTCAACAACGTGACAAAGTACAAAGAATTTATCAAGCTATGCAAACCACAAAAAAATGTGAGTTACTGCCTAATCAATGAATTTTAACCTATAAATTTATGAAAACAATTAAATTTTCAACTTATAGTGTGATATTTTTGTTGTGTTCGTGCACCGCCAACTATCACCTCACCAAAGCAATCAAGAAAGGATATCGCTGCGACAGTGTAGCTGATACCATTCGCATCACAGCAGTGGACTCTTTTCCCGTGATTGTAGACAATAAGATTGTGTATGAATACTATCACACCACCAAAGACACTATCGTGCGTTACAACACATCCTATGTGCCACAAACAAGGTGGCAAACTCGCATTGAATACAAGCTCAAGCGTGACACAATTCGCCAGGTGCAGAAGATTGAGGTGGCAAAGTACAAATCACAAAAAGAAAAGCCACTATTTTGGGTGCTGATTCTTGGGTTTGCAATAGGAATGGGAACCATGTATCTATTCAGGTACTCTAAAAAACAAATATGATAGTAAAAAAACACGCCAAGAACATCCACGAGATTCAGCTTGAGGGTAACCTGGTAAAGATTGCAATGCTTTCGGATATACATTGGGACAATCCCAAATGTGATTGGAAGATTCTCAAGCGTGACCTCGACTATTGTTTAGAAAACAACATCCCGGTGATGATTAATGGTGACTTTTTCTGCTTAATGCAAGGCAAAGGTGATCGCAGAGGAAACAAGTCAGACATCCGACCTGAACACAACAATGCAAAGTACTTGGATTCAATCGTTGAGACAGCTGTGGAATGGTGGTCACCATACGCACACATCTTGACTGTCATCGGATATGGTAACCATGAGACGGCAATCATCAAGTGGCAAGAGACCGACCTCCTTCAGCGATTCGTTGACCTTCTGAACTACCGAAATGGAAGCAGCGTGCAAACTGGAGGCTATGGTGGTTGGCTCATAATCAATCAATCATTCAACCAAACAGTGCACATGACTACCAAAATCAAATACTTCCATGGCTCAGGTGGTGGAGGTGTAGTCACCAAGGGAGCACTCAACCTCACCAGGGCTCTTGAGATGTACGAAGACTTCGATGTGTTCACAATGGGTCACATCCATGAAAACGCTGCACGTAATGACGTGCGTGACACCATTAGCTTCCATTCTAAGGTAGGGTATCGCCATCAACACAAGGACATCCATCTAATGCTCACCGGAACCTATAAAGAGGAGTATGGTGATGGGTCAAAAGGATGGCACGTGGAGCGAGGCGCACCAGTGAAGCCAACGGGCGGGCGCATACTTACCATTGAATGCAAAAGATATGAGGAGGATAAGGTGAAAAAATCATCCAAGAGTATCGACTCAACCAAATTTCCTTTGTAACTTAGTCCCGTATTCATAATACGTTGTTTTGGGGAGCTTTCGGGCTCCCTTTTTTGTTGGTCATAACCATCATAATCGGTAAAAATCCGACTTAATGCATATTATATGTAACAAAATCAGGGTAAAACCTTACGAACTTTGTAATAAAGTAAGGGTAAAACCTTACGAAAATTGAATAAATCCAAACCGATAATTTAATAAATGTGAAAAAAAAATAAAAAAATGTTTGCAAAAGTTTGCAGATATGCAAAAGACAATTATCTTTGTAAGGTCAATGAGGCACAAAACAACTAAAAACAACGATTATGAAAACATTTAAAATTTCTTTTCAAGACATCAACGGCAACGAGTTATGGATGTCAATTACCGAAAAAAACAACCTGGAAGATGCGCACAAATATGCTCAGCTTATTTATGCAACTTCGATGGTTAATGATTTAGCTCAGTATGAAATCTCAGAATTTTAAGCCATGACAAAAGAACAACTTATCGACCTCATCCGCAGCCAAGAAGCTGAGATGTATCAAGACCTTCTCGAAATGCGTCATCGCTTTGGTGCTGATGACAAGGCAACACGCTACGCAGCAGCGCAATGGG